CCCTTACCCGACCAAAAGTATCCGACCCAAAAGCGGCCGATACAGGACAGGTGGACAGCAAAAAGCTTTTCGCTGGAACAGGTATTGATTCCCTTGAGTGAAGAGGGTTGTGCATATGCTGAAGTCGATTGGTATTACGATATCTCAACATGGGAGGGCTATGTTGAATATCTTGGATCCGAAAAATCTATAGAATCACCGAGAAAACAGTTGACATCTTCGCACACACATGCTAATATACCTTATGTGGATGAAGTTCAAGACTGAAGAAGTCAAATTAGGTCGTGTCCCGGTGGGCTCGATCATTGTTCATCAAGAAAGAGCGTGGAAGATCATAAATAAAATTGATGGACAAAGCGCCGCACTCATTACTAACATAGGAGATGGTGATCGTGAAAGTATTTTACTTGCATCTTCAGCCATAGTATGTTATATTATAGATGTAATCAAGATTTCCAAGGAGGCAATATGAATCGCACTGATTCTAAGATTAAATTTGTTGGGCTACATGCCCATAGCGTAGCAGGGTCAATTTTTGACGCAATCGGGTACCCACAGGCACACATGGACTTTTGCTATGAGAATGGTGGTGACGCTTTGGCGTTAACAGACCATGGCAACATGAACGGCTTGGCGTACCAAGTCCTACATGCGAAGAACATGCATGATTCTGGCAAGGAGTTTAAACCTATTTTTGGCTGTGAAGCTTACTTCATTCCATCCATCGATGACTGGCGAGAAGAGTATACGCGAGCGATGGAAGATAAGAAGCGCGCGCGATCTGCCAAGAAGGATGAACAGTCCGGCGCAACAGTCGAGGATGAGGGCGCGAGTAAGAAGACTCAAGATATCCTCAAAGCCCGACGGCACCTTGTACTGCTCGCACAGAACCAGACCGGACTTAACAATCTCTTTAAGCTGGTCTCAGAGTCGTACAAGAGCGAGAATTTCTATAGGTACCCTCGTATAGACTATAAACTTTTAAAGAAGTACAACGAGGGTATTATAGCCGCTAGCGCATGTCTTGGTGGAGTCTACGCCGGAAACTACTGGGAGAACCGCGAGGAAGGACCAGAGGCAGTGCTGGAGGCTATGCGTAATACCACGCAGAAAATGGTAGATATTTTTGGTGACCGTTGGTATGCTGAAGTCCAATGGAATAACATCCAGGAGCAGCACGAACTGAATCAACATGTGATTCAGGTTGCGAAAGAGATGGACGTTAATCTAATCAGTACTGCAGACAGTCACTACCCGACCCCCGACGCCTGGAAGGATCGTGAACTATATAAACAATTGGGCTGGCTTGGCAAGGGTCGACCGTCCTGGGCAGACGAAGAGTCACAACTCCCCGCAGGTGTTGAAGAAATTGGCTACGAGTTGTATCCAAAGAACGGTGATCAGATGTGGGAGAGTTACAAACAATACTCCAAAGAACAGGGGTTTGAATATGATGACGAGTTGATTCTCCAGAGTATCGAAGAGACTCACCGAATTGCCCACGATAGAATTGATGCCTTCTTACCAGATAACACTGTACGTTTGCCCGAGTTCGTTGTCCCGGCTGGATTCACTGCAACCCAAGCGCTTGTTAATTATGCGCTTGAAGGCTTAAAAGATAGAGGTCTCCATAAAAACAAAGAATATGTCGAGCGACTGAAACATGAGTTAAACGTCATCGATGATCGGGGCTTCTCTAAATACTTCTTGACGATGAAGTCTATTGTCGATGTTGCAACCGAGATGATGTTGACCGGCCCCGGTCGAGGCTCGGCCGCAGGATCACTCGTGGCATACGCACTAAACATTACCCAAGTTGATCCGATTAAATACGATTTGCTGTTCTCGCGCTTCTTGCGTTCGGACGCACAGGATTATCCAGATATCGATTATGATGTATCCGACAGCATGGCGCTTAAGGAGAAACTGGTTGAGATGTGGGGAGAAGACTGTGTTGCGCCGATCTCAAACTGGAACACACTACAATTGAAATCTTTGATTAAGGATATCTCTAAGCTTTATAACATCCCGTTCACAGAAGTTAACACTGTTACTTCTATTATGATCCGCGAGGCAACGCCAGAAGCAAAGCGGAAGCATGGAATTAAGGCAGGTGTTTACGCTCCGACATGGGAAGAAGTCATGGAGTTCTCTCCGGCGCTTAGTTCCTATCTAAATAAGTATCCTCAAGTCAAGACGCACGTTGAGGGTCTTGTCGGTCAAGTACGATCATGTTCACGACATGCCGGCGGCGTTGTAATCGCAGAAAACCTCAATGAGAATATGCCCCTGATTAACTCGGGCGGCGTTCGACAGGCTCCGTGGGCAGAGGGACAGAACGTTCGACACCTTGAACCAATGGGGTTCATTAAGTTCGATTTGCTTGGCTTGTCTACTCTCAAAATGATGGAGGGTTGTATTGAACATATTCTGCAGCGCCACCATGGTGTAGAGAATCCGACATTCGCACAAGTGCGAGATTATTATGAAGAAAAGTTACACCCTGACAAGATGGATATGCACGATGCAGCCATCTATGAGAACATTTTTCACACTGGCAAGTGGGCTGGAGTGTTCCAGTTTACAGAACCCGGCGCCCAACAGTTTTGTGTGAAAGCGAAGCCAAATAACATTATCGATGTTTCCGCAGTCACCTCGATCTTCCGCCCGGGACCTTTATCTGCTGGTGTCGATTCAGACTACGTAGAAGCGAAGGGGCACCCGCAGCGCATCGGATACTTGTCAGATGCAGCCCGGGAGATCACTGAAGAGACTTATGGGTTCCTTATTTTTCAAGAGCAGATTGCGCTGTTGGCTCACAAGCTTGGTGGACTTACTCTCGATGAGGGTAACCTACTCCGTAAAGTGTTAACCAAGAAGGGTACCGGCAAAGGATCAGTAAAGGGCAAGCTGCATGATAAGTTCATCAAGGGCTGTGTAGAAAACAATATTGATCGTGAGAATGCGCAAGCTCTATGGGATAAGTTTGAGTTCTTCTCGGGCTACGGTTTCAATAAATCACATGCAGTAAGTTACTCGATCATTTCATATCAGTGCGCTTGGTTGTGGAACTATTACCCAGCAGAATGGATGGCCGCTTTCTTGGATAAGGAACCAGAGACGCGAAAAGAGAAGGCTATTAATATTGCTAAGCAGTATGGATTTGATATCGCGCCGCTTGATGTTAATAAGTCGGGCACGGTATGGGAGATCAGCGAAGATGCAAAGACACTCATTCAACCGCTCACCTCCATTAAGGGTTTAGGAGTGGCTGCTATTGAGCAGATTCTGTCTAACCGTCCGTTAAACAATGCCGAAGACCTTTTGTTTAATGAGAATATTACTTATTCAAAACTTAACAAGAAGTGCTTAGACGCCTTGTGTCGCGGCGGCGCCCTTGACAATATAGTCGATGAGAGGTTCAGCGGACGCAAACATTTCTGGTCAGCATGTGTAGTTGACCGACCTAAGAATCTAAAGAAGCTTGGCGAGAATATTGAGTTATATCGACCAGAAGGAGATTTCTCGGAAACTGAAATAATCCAGTTCAAGTCGGATTTGACTGGAGTGTTCCCGATGAACTTAGTTATAAAGCCGGAAACAATACAGAGGTTGCAGGATAGGTTTGTGCCACCAATCTCTGAGTACGACAAGGATCTTCAGGTATGCTGGTTTATCCCTCGTAAAATCGTCCCGAAGAAGACAAAGAAAGGTAAGGACTATTGGATTGTTGAAGTGATAGACTCCAACAATGAACTAACTAGGATAAGGTGTTGGGGAGTCAAGCCAGAAAGGGATCGAGTACACCTCAACCGTCCGTATATGGCGAGACTCAACTATGATGAAAACTGGGGGTTCTCAACGTACGCTATCGGTAAAACATTTAAATTATTAGGATAAGAAAATGAATATACTTAAAACATTTAGCCCGCTTCTCAAGGAACCTAGCCTAATTGACGATCTTCCGGTTGTCATCAGGGTACGCAAATTTGATGACGCTGCAGCCAAAGAGTTTAGCTCACTGGTATCAAAGGCACAAAACACCGGACAACCCGTTCTGCCGATTGTCATTGACAGCTACGGCGGTCAAGTGTACAGTCTGATGTCTATGATTTCTGATATCAAACATAGTCGAATCCCAATCGCAACGATTGTACAAGGCAAAGCGATGTCGTGCGGAGCCATCTTATTTAGCTTTGGGGCAGAAGGCAAGAGATATATGGATCCCGACGCCACAGTGATGATTCACGATGTAAGTTCGATGGGTTGGGGAAAAGTAGAAGAGATTAAAGCCTCGGCCGAAGAGACAGATCGTTTAAATCAGAAGATATATAAAATGATGGCAGAAAATTGCGGACAGGATCAAGACTATTTCATAGATATAGTACACCACCGCGGGCATGCCGACTGGTTTATAACTCCAGATTTGTGTAAGAGACACAATCTTGCTAATCACTTGCGAGTCCCGGAACTAAAAATAGAAACAAAGGTTCAGTTCAGCTTTAAGTAAAACTACTTATGGTATGTCTATAGCTAAGAAACTCAAGTGGAAACGTACACTCTCTAGATTACGTTTTAACTATGAAGAGCTTGACCTTATAAAAGAGGTTAGTCGAGAGACCGCGCAGGATTTCCAAAAATATTATGAGCAATATTGCACCTCCCGCGGAATTGATATCTCTAAGCTTAACAGCGAGCATCGAGAAAGAGTGAGCGTTTTATACGACGTTGGAAAAACAATACCAGATAAACATGACGATCGGCAATCCGAAGTAGACCCCACGAATGATACGGCGGTAGCTTTGCATAGTGGTGCCTCCAAAGAATCCAACGAAAAACAGAAAGAACACCAGATGACTACCGATGAAATAGCAGTACACGAAGCCTTCTCTAAGCTCTTTAAACGAATTGCCCTTAAAATTCACCCTGATAGGCTCAGTGCAAACACTCCTCCTATCGAACGTGAATCCATGTTAAGTATGTTTCAAAATGCCAACAAGTCATTTGAACAGAAAAAATATTATGTTTTGCTTGATATCGCCGCACAACTGGGTATAACAACTCCAAAAAATTTTTCCCAACAAGTGCGTTGGATGAAGAGAGAGAACGCTATCATTGAACAAGAAATCAATAAGCAGAAGTCTACATATAATTTTATATTTTCGGAAGCAGAGACCGACGAAGAGAGAGACCAGTTGATAAAAAACTTTATGCAACAAGTTTTTCAACTTCATATACAATAATCTATTGACAACCGGTTCCGCATCTGTTATATTAATAGAGTAGTAACAACAAAGGAGGGCCATCATGGCTAACACTAACGAAGAACGCAAGCGGTATGTAAAGGAATACATTCGCTCGCTAAATGCAATCGAAGAGGCAATGGAGCCGTACAAGGATCAGAAGCGCGACTTGCGCTCGGAGTTCCGAGAGAACGGCTGGCTTAATACAGATGAGATTAGAGCGGCAGTAAAGGCATACCGCCTTTTTAAGGGTAAAGTAAACATCGATGAGGTTGTTGAAAATTTCAACATGATCTCCGGTGAAGCTGGGGGTGAGAGTTGATTATTCAGTTTTCTAAGGCGCGCCACAATGCGCGCACCCCCGAAAGGGCAAACCCGTCAGACGCCGGCTTAGATGTATTCTATAGTCCCGAGGAAACATATGTTGCCGGGAAGTGGTTGCAACCCGGCACCTCTAGCTTATTTCCTACCGGGCTTAAGTTTGGCATACCTCACGGATATATGATAGAGGTTAAGAATCGATCGGGAGTAGCGTCGCGCCTCGGACTAATCGTTGGCGCCTGCGTAGTCGATTCTGGATATACCGGCGAGGTATTCGTTGATTTACATAACATCGGTAAAGAACCACAATTTGTTTCACCCGGAGACAAAATCGCCCAACTTGTAATGACTCCAGTGGTCCACTTTAATGCACAAGAATCGACGTCAGATAAGCTTTACTCTGAATCGATTACAATGAGTGATCGCAATGCAGGCGCCCTAGGGAGCACAGATGAATAGAACAACACAAAAAACAATGTTTAGCTCTGCCACCGGCAACTGGGCAACCCCACAAGACTTCTTTGATAAGTTAAACTGGCGCTTCGGACCATTTACCTTGGATCCCTGCGCGAGTACACATAATACAAAGTGTGCTAACTTCTTCACGGAAGCTGAAAATGGCTTGGACAAGAGTTGGGAAGGTTTTACTTCTTTTGTGAACCCACCGTATGGAAGAGGTATTGACAAGTGGATCGAGAAAGGCTATAATGAAGCTATGAAGAACGAAACAAAAGTTGTGATGCTTATCCCTGCTCGCACCGATACAAAGTATTGGCACAAGTATGTGATGAAGGCATCAGAGATACATTTCGTCAAGGGTCGCCTTAAATTTGGCGACAGTAAGAATTCCGCACCTTTTCCGTCTGCTGTTATAGTATTTGATGGCGCAGAAGAGCTGTGGAGAGTTGAAGGCATTAACAAATAAGGAGATATAATGACTGAAGATATTTTAAACGCAGCTATTCAAAAACTACGCGGAATGGCACTAGAACAATATGCGCTGATTAAAGATTTATACCATCAGCCGGCAAGCGACCAAACAGTTGGCTCTATAAGCAAGCATGCTATTAACTTGGCCCAACTTGAGGGCGCCATGATTACGCTGCAGCAGTATACGAAACCGTTGTCGGAACTTACCCCCACTGAAAAGTCGGTGATGGTCGGACCAGAACCTGAGCCAGAGGAGCCCCCTGAGACAAGGGTGATCACGGAAGAAGATTTAGCGGAACGCTCCGCTACCTTTCGAAAGTCAAAGGGTGTGAAATTTAAGCCGTCAGGTAAAAAGAAAGGTAAAACCAAGTGAATCGTAAACAGCGCCGTGCCGCAGCCAAGGAGGAACACCATGAAGATATCTCAGAAAAGCTCGCCATGTTTCAGAATTTACCTAGTGAGTGTTCAGCTTGTATTAGACCTTTTGACAGAAAGGACAAAGAGATGGCTCTTACTTGGAATGTCGTGGTCAGAGATACTGATACCGTCCGATTGTACTGCCCAAGATGCTGGGACACAGCACAGGCAGTAGTCAAACACTATGAACAGGAGGAAGAATAATGAGTGTAACAAGAATTTCAGAAGAAGGACTCAATCAGATTTTGAATAACCGTGTCCTGGCGCCCGTAACCTGCGTGATTAAATTTTATTCAAATAATTGCCATATGTGTCATTCGCTGCAGGAATATTATTTGGACATATCGAACCAATACGAGTTGGATCCCAAGATAGTTTTTTACGCATATAATGTAGATGATGATCCAGCTATTGAAAAGCGTCTTAAGTTTACTGGGGTACCCACTATCTTAGCGATAAACCCAAACCCTGACTTACCACCGCGTAAGCCGGCAAAGTTTGTGTCCATGCCAGAACCCAAAGATCCACATAAGAAGACTTGGTACAAAGTCCGGGACATAAAGAAGTTTATTGAAGAAGAGAGGATAAAGTGAATAGCAAGTACAACTTGGCATATGACGATGTATTGTTGCGCCCACAATATTCAGACATAAGGAGCAGATCGGAAATTGACATATCCTCAGACTTGGAGCGCGGCGTACTTCTTAAGCTGCCTATCTTTGCCTCTCCAATGGACACAGTATCTGAAGGAGCCATGGCAAACGCAATGGGATTTTGTGGCGCCAGCGCGATTCTTCATCGTTATAATACAATCGAGGGACAAGTGGACGAAGCAAACAAGGTCGCATCTCCACGTATGATTGGAGGCGCCATCGGTGTCTCCGGAGATTATTTAGAAAGAGCGCATGCGCTGGTAGAAACTGGCATAGATTTTTTGTGCGTCGATGTTGCTCACGGACACCACATAATGATGAAAGAAGCTCTACAAGCGCTAAGGCTTTTATTCGGCGACGAATACCACATTATGGCCGGAAATGTAGCAACTTTACAGGGTATCAATGACCTCGCCGACTGGGGCGCCAATAGCGTCCGGTGCAATATTGGCGGTGGTTCCATCTGCTCGACGAGAATCCAGACCGGTCACGGGTTACCTGGACTACAAACTATAATCGAATGCGCACAGACAGACAGGGATGTTAAAATTATTGCTGACGGTGGTATTAAAAATTCTGGTGACGTCGTCAAGGCGCTAGCCGCCGGCGCCGATGCCGTAATGGTAGGATCTTTACTCGCCGGCACAACAGAAACACCCGGTTCAATTAGTAAAGATAACCATGGTCAGGCTTGGAAAGAGTATCGCGGCATGGCTTCTAAGGAAGCTCAAATATCGTGGCGCGGAAAATACTCTTCGTTCGAAGGTGTAGCCAGCAGGGTGCCTTATCGCGGCTCAGTTAGGGTTGTGATGGAAGATATTGAGAGAGGCATCCGCTCTGGATTCTCATACTCAGGCGCCCGAAACCTGAGAGAACTACAAGCTAAAGCTAAGTTTCTGATACAAACAACTTCTGGGCTTTCCGAGAGTCGTACCCATATCACTACGAGGAACTGGTGATGCCACCCGAGATAGACTACGGCAAGCTAACAAAGCGGATCGTCTTTACTGAGAATGATCACAGGCACGCACAGTTGGTATTGAAACTAAAACACGATGGTATGAAACAATCACAGTTTTTTCGTTCAATAATTACTGCCTATCTTTCTGGAGACGAGAGGATACAATCATATATTGATGAAGTTAGTTCTTTGTCAAAAGATCGTAAAGCAAAGTCTAAAAAGCTGCGTACTTCTGGAGAGCAAAAAGTAAGAGACTTTGGGTTCACAGATGGCGAGATAGACAATATATTTGATCTGATAGAAGAGGAGCACCCAGAGTTATGAAAAAAGATGGACTTCGGCTATGCTCCCGAAAATGCATAGAATTAAAAACGGCATGCCCTAACGAAGAATGCCGAATGTGGATAGATTTTAAAAATGAGTACAACTGTACTTTAATATCTATTTACGAAAACGGACCAATGACCTTGCGTGAAATTGCTGAGCGCTCTGGTATATCATTTGCAAGAGTAAAACAGATAGAAACGAAGGCAGTTGGCAAGATTAAAAACACTAAAATTTTGAGTTGTTTTGAATTTTAGGGAACTATAAGCAACTGAACACTATTTATATTTGAGTTTTCGAAAACCTTAAGGGAGAATTTATAATGGCTCGTAAAAATTTATTAACAGAGAGCGAATTACGTCGCTTCATGACACTCGCTAGCATACGTCCGCTTGGCGAGAAGAAGATTCAGGAGATGGGATACGGCGGCAATGCCCCACCCGGTGCCCGTGATCCTGAAGAAATGGTGGACGATGAAGAAGAAATGGACATGGGTGATATGGGTGCTGAAGAAGCTCCTGTTGACGAACTACCCATGGACGATGAACCACCGATGGACGACGAGCCAGCAATGGACGCCGAACCAGAAGGTGACATGGAACTTTCTGATGATGAAGCACAGGCTATTATCGCCTTGGCCGACAAACTTCGCGCTGCCATGGGCGGTGAAGAAGGTGACGCTGAAATGGAGTTGGAACCAGAAGATGACCTCGAAGCGCCGGAAGGGGGTGATACCGAAATGGACACAATGGACGCTGAA